GTGTTTAAGTTCAGCGACCTTGAAAAATGCATGATAGATGCTGGCAAATGGCAGGACCACAAACCCAAAAATGCACGGCCGTTTGATAACCGTGAAGTGTGGTTGGGTTATGACCCATCACGCACCCGCGACAATGCCACCTTGGTTGTTGTTGCACCTGGTGAAAAGAAAGGTGAAAAATTTCGCGTGTTAGAAAAACACTATTGGCGCGGCTTAAACTTTTCACATCACGTTAGCGAAATTCAAAAGGTGTATGCACGTTATCGAGTCACTTACATTGGCGTGGATACCACGGGTATTGGTGCAGGTGTGTTCGATTCTATCAGCACGCTTTACCCACGCGAAGCCACGGCGATTCATTACAGCGTTGGCAGTAAAACCCGTTTAGTACTCAAGATGATTGATGTGATTGAGGGTGGCCGTATTGAATGGGATGCATCACACAAAGACATTGCTATGAGTTGTTTAGCTATTAGGCGCACTGTGACCGATACAGGCGGCGCCATTACTTTTAAAGCGAGTCGGGACCAAGTGACCGGACACGCTGACGTTTTCTTTGCGATTGCCCACGCGGTGATCAACGAGCCTCTAAATCATGCACACAAAAGGTCATCATCATGGGCAATGCAACATTGATGGTGATAATAACTATTTTGGCGCGGCTCAACGAGCCATCCTCATTTAAAATTCATGCACACAAAAGGTCATCATCATGGGCAATGCAACACTAACCGCGGCGAACGACGAAGCCGTGAACGACGCGGATCAACCAAAAATTAATAAACCTGTGGTGTTCAGTTTGCCCGAGCAAGTGATGCCCAATATGTGGCTAACTGATTACGACTCGCTTTATTACAACTCAAGCGACGAATATTGGGAACCGCCGATTGATAGACAATTACTGGCTAACCTTACCCGTCGTAATGCCCAGCATGGCGGCATAGTGCAAAGCCGCGCCAATATGGCCGTGTCTCGTTTTGTGTCGGGTGGTATGAGTGCTCAAGAAATGGGTGCAGCGCTTTTAAACTGTGTACAGTTTGGTGACGTGGCGTTGTTGAAAATTCGTAATGGCTTTGGTCAGGTTGTGCGGTTATTCCCGCTGCCCAGTTATCGCAGTCGTGTGGGTAAGGATGGCGGCGCGGTGGTGTTAGAACGTGACCAACAATTTAAGCGTTACAAGGCTAAAGATATTATTTGGGTTCGTCAGTATGACCCTGTGCAACAGGTTTATGGTTGCCCCGATTATTTAGGCGGTTTGCAGGCAGCATTGCTGAATGAAGATGCCACTTTGTTTAGACGCAAATATTACATCAACGGTGCCCACATGGGTTTCATCATGTATGCCACTGACCCGAACCTAGACCCTGATGTTGAACAGGATATCAAAGAGAAAATTCAAGATTCAAAAGGCGTGGGTAACTTCAAATCACTGTTTGTGAATATTCCCAACGGTAAAGAAAAAGGCTTACAGATTATCCCCGTGGGTAATTTTGAAAGTAAAGACGAGTTTATGAACGTCAAGAACGTGTCGGCACAAGACGTATTAAATGCTCATCGTTTTCCGCCTGGCTTAGCTGGCATTATCCCCGCGAACACCGCTGGCCTTGGCGACCCTGCAAAGTATGACCTGGTTTATTTTAAAAATGAGACGCGGCCGCTGATTAACAATTTTGTCAATGCGGTTGAACGTGACCCAGAAGTGGGCGGCAAGTTGAAGTTGGTGTTTGATATGGAGTAATTAAATACTGTTTAAAAAAACAGTCATTTGCCGTAAACTAATGCAGTTAACAACATAAGCGTTTAACCGATTGGGAGATCGACATGCGGGTGTTATGTACTAGCTGCAACAGTAAAGCGATTATCGGTAAAACCGATAGAATAAGTTCGGCACATGCTAATTTGTATTGCTCGTGTTCCGACCCAGAGTGTGGCCACACGTTTGTTGTTAACGTGTCGTTTAGTCACACTCTAAGCCCTAGCGCTAAAACCTCTAGTCAATTAGTGCACCAGTTGGTTAATGCGATGTCTCCAGATCATCGTTTGCAACTTCAACGTGAATTAAATTTGCTTTAAATTGCTTTTGTTAAGTTTCTTTCGCATTCAATAACATCTTTGGATATTTCTAGTAGAGTGAATACTCTGTGTGGTATACATTCATCATTATTTTCATACGCAGACTCAATCATCAAAAATAGTTCAGCAACTTTATCAATAAAAACTCTTTCCATTAAACTCATGATATTACCTCTTTGTTAGACGCGCCATTAGCGACGCCATACCTATTATCCACATAATTAAAAACGCGCAACTCAATGTGCACTCTCAAATCTTACTGATAAAAAATACTGATAAATGTTTTTCAAATTCGAATTTCAATAAGGCGATGGGTGCAGCTTAAGTAAGTTTTTTATGCTTTGGAATAGGCATGTTTGGCTGAAAAACATACTCATTAGAATAGCTAATATCACGGGTCAACATATTTGTTGTTATTGTTGTTAAACGCATAAAAACCAACTGACATCAAAACAAAACCCTTTAATATCATATTGCTATCATAAATTTTTATTGCCTGACTGATTTTATTAATTTGGTTCGTTTACGTTCGAATCTGTTCGCAAGGCTTTTTTTAATAATGCAATATTTTTTATGGTGTCGCTAAAATGATTCAGCACAAGCAATTATATTAATTAGTGCGAATAGTTTTCACTGAAAACTATTTCGACTGACTTTTTGGTGGTTGCGCGTTTTTAAAACTGTGATAAGGATAAAATCAACACTAGTTAACTGGTGTTGATTTTGCGTTACGCCTGCCTTTTATGATTGTCACTGTATTGCATGGCTAAATCTGCTGCTTGGTTTAACCTTTTTAATGCTGCGCTAAAATGCTGCTGTTTCACACCAAATCTGGCATACGCTCTTTTTTCTGGTATGCCATCGACAAGATAGGCCCGCAATGCTTTTTGTTTGGCTTCGCTATTAATGCGGGTCATCTTGAGTAAAACGCCGAATTGCTCGGCACTTTCACAACCTTGAACGAGTGTTTTCATAATTGGTACCTCATAGATTTAACGGTCTATAGCAAGCAATGCATTCAATACGGCTTGGCGTTCAGGCTTTGGCATTGCCTCATATTTTTTAGCCCACCTATCCGCTTTTCTTTTTATGCGTTGTCTATCTGTAAAATCTTTACCTGCATAAGTATGATAATGCTGTTCGCCTGGCTCAAAGTTACACCACACGGTTTCTGTTCTAACGCCGCCTCTGGTCATTGCTTGAAAATCATGAGACCACCAATGATCTAATGATGAGTTATATAATTCACTTCTATAACCAGACAGAATAATCATGATGTTTTTATCGATAGCTATTTGTTTAATTACTTGCAGCAAACGAACGTGATCACTAACTGTTAATTCATGCTCATACTTTGCATTACTGGTTCTTGTTTCCGGCATGTATGGCGGGTCTAAATAGATTAATGTTTTATTCTTTGCTTGATAGCTTTGTAAAAATTCAATGGCATTGCAGCAGTAGTAATCTATAGATAAATCTGACTGTCCTGCAGTGAACTTATCCAATACTTTTCTGTTTGATTCAATCGCTATATTTTCCAATGCTGGTGCTTTTCGGCGCATAATTGCCCCAGTCCCTAAAAATCCTTCAATATACGTTTCATGAGGCGGCATTAAATTAATAATGGTTTGGTAAACACCTGATCCATTTTTTGCACCTAAATAACCTTTCTCAGCTGCTAACATAGATAACCCTTTCTATACTGGCCAACATAGATAAAGTTGGCTTTACTCGATACGTTTTACGGTGGTACCGCAAAGTCAAAAGCAACTATGCTGCATGGTAACTAAGCCACCTTTTCAATCGATGATGGTAATTCAAAGTTGCTGCTGACCAGTGCAGCTGCAAGCAATGGCGGTACCGAATTACCACAACGGGCAACTTGCTTTGCTTTTGAATACTTCTTGCCTGTGTAGTCAACATTGATAATGTAATCACTTGGGAACGATTGCGCGGCAAACAGTTCGTGTGGCTCTAATATTCTTAGGCCTATGTCAAAAATTCTGTAAGCATTACCTTGGACCATAACCAAACCAAACCTATCTTTGGTTGTTATGGTGTGTAATGGCGCATCCATGTCTT